CTCAGAACAATCTTTGGCTTTCTTGCGTTTTTCTTCCAGATGTTTTTCTTTTTGATCTTTGGGAAGAACTTGTAAGCAACACTTGCAGGTTGCATTTTCTTCTAATGCTTTGATGTCATCCAATAGCGTAGCATAAAGAGTTTCTGTCTTGACTAACATAGATGGAACATTTTTTAAAGATTCAATCTTTTTATTAATCTTTGTTATTTGTTCTCCAAGCTTTTTATGATCATCAAGTTCAGTCTTAACTAGAACTTTATCTTGATCTATTTGATCTTGATATTCTTTAATGCGATTTACAAGAACATTAATATCATCTGCATTGCTAGTCTTTACTTGATCAATAAATTCTTTTTGAGACTTGATCTTTTCGTGAGCAATCTTGACCAAACTTTCATGCTCTCCAATAGACACCTTCAACGAACTCAGTTGGCCCTTTACATGCTGGTTCATATCTGCCAAGATATCAAGATCCAAAAGACCTTCAATAATCTTACGGCGTTCCGAAGGAGTCAACTGCATGAATGGTATGAAGTTGGACTTACCAAGGATGACAACCTGCTTAAAGGCGGCATAATCAAATCCAAGAATATGCTCTTCAAACATTTCTTGGTAATCTTTTGACTTGGCATTCTGGTCAATCATGTCCCCATCTTTGATAATTTCAAAAACTTTGGGGGACAAGCCACGGCGAACTAAGTAATGAGATCCTGCTTTGTTGAACTCTATCTCAACTAGGCAATTCTTGCCATTAACGGTGTTTACAAGCTGCGGTATATTAATGGGTCGGAATGGCTTTCCAAACAATCCAAAGCACAGCGAGTCCAATAGCGCAAAAGACTTGCCATGTCCGTTGGTACCCGTGACTAGCGTGGTCTTATGATTATCTAGTTTAATCTCTGAAAAATTGGTGCCAAACGATCCAAAATTTTTAAACCGAACTTTTAAAAATTCAATCACTCTTCGTCCTTTGATAGTGCATTATTATACGCTTCATCTATAATACGGGAAAGGAACTTTTTGTCAATAGACTTTTCCTGAATAGTTTCAAGTTCTTCATGCAGTAGTTGCAGAGTATCCTTATGAACATCTACAGCCACTAGTTCAGGATTTGCAGATACCTCTTCCGTCACTGCCAGTTCTGCCACGCCTGCTTCATAGAACTTATCCATGTATTTTTCAAAACTCGCAGCTTTCGTGCGCTTCTTGATAAAAATCTTGACATAGCAGTCCTTGAACTTTGAGTAGTCAAGTTTTTCTGGTTCGTCTTCATTATAATCAAACGTATAGAATAACTTTTTGTTATTTTCGACAAATACCAGTTCTCTAGCCAAAAAGTCAAATACGTGGAATCCTTTCGGCTCCCAAACATCTGAGAAAGCCATTTGGTATTGCGTACCCAAATAATGAATATTGTCACGAGTGGACTTAATATGATAATGCCCAGTAAGAACGTATTCAAACTTGTCGAAGTGTTTGGGGTCATATCCTTGCTCTATAAAGATACCACGAATACTCTGAAATCCAAATAATTCTAGATGTCCCATAAGAAGGGAGCATGTGGTATTGGTGATAAACTTTGCTGCCTGTCCTTCATTTTCTGGATTAATCCACGGTAGAAGAGCCACACATCCTGCTGACGTTTGAATCTCGGTTGGTTCTGAATAGATCTCCCAGTTTTGATATGGAGCAACCAACTCATGCAACGAGTTTACATTATTATTGTTACGGTAATAAGTATCGTGATTGCCACAAATTGCAATACACTTTACTCCCATGTCTCTAAGAGGTTCGAAGAATCGTGTGCGTACTTGATGAAGGGTCTTGAAGTTTATGTACTTTCTACGATCAAAAACATCTCCCAAGTGAAAGATGGTCTTGATGTTATTTTCCTTGAGGTAGGGGAATAACTGTTCTTCAAAGAACGATAAAAAGTACTCAAGCACGATAGGAGAATCGGCCTTATAGCCGAAGTGGGTATCGTTAAGAATTATTGCTTTCATATATCAAGAGTATCTTTTTTAGATTTTCTTTTTCTTTTAATAGAAGTCTTGGCTGGCTTTAACATATCATCAAATCGTTTCATGTCAAGATCCGTCAAGCCAAAGAAATCTCTTCGTCCTATATCAATCCCAGCATAGGTTTCATTAAACCAATTATGAAAATCTTTATCATTCTGCTGTTCTGCATATTTGTACTGGGTATACTTTTCTTTCTTTTCTTTGTTTATAATACGCACAAAAGAAAACCAGCAAATCTGTGTTAGGTAGCCAAATGGGCTAGTAGACTTGCTGGGATCAAAGTTATCAATATAAGTTATGCAATTTAATACTGCATCTGATACCATCTCTTCTCTATAGGGATAATTTGCAAAATTTGGTCTAAATGATAAACGTGATGCTATCTTTAAAACACATTCACCTATAAAATCAGGTAACTTTGGTTTTTTTCTTCCAGCATTTTCGGCATCATCACGCTTTTTACGATATTCTACTAAAGCATCATATAGTTCTTGATTACTTACGTAATCTGCATCAGATGCTTTCTTTTTCTTTTTAGGTTGTTTCACAATAATAATATACTATATTTGTAGTAGAAGTCAAGGATTATGTTTTAACCATGTTACCAATTCTACGGATGGGAACCAGTTTAATTCTTTTTTTATTTTAGATATATCGGCTAAAGTAACATTTGCTTCACCTTTTCTAGATGGAATATTTACAGTATCTCCACCTATGATTTTTGCAATTTCATTTACCGAATAATTTATTCCTGTACCAACATTATATATTTGACCAAATGTGTAGAGTCTTTGTTCAGTGCCATTTATTTGCCACTCATCAAATTCTTTAACTGCTGCCAATATATTTGCATTAACAACATCTGAAACATGAGTAAAATCTCTTCGTTGGTTACCATCGCCAACAATTGTCATTGGTTCATTTGCTTTTTTCTGTCTTTGAAATATACCTATCACTGGAGCATAAGATCCTTTTAATGGTTGTCTTTCACCATAAACATTAAAATATCTAAAAATTACTGTTTGCAAGTCGTATAATTTCGAATACATCTTGCACAATTCTTCTCCTGCAGTTTTAGAAACTGAATATGGATTCAGACAATCGTTTGGCATATCTTCTTTTAATGGGGGATTATTTTTTAATCCATATGCCGATGATGTTGAAGAATATATAAATCTTTTTATACCATATTTTCTAGAAAGTTGTAACATTGTAGCCGTCCCAAGCATATTGGTTTCTACAGCTTTTAATGGATCTATGATAGATGGCTGAATACGTGCTTCTGCGGCCAAATGAAAAACTACTTCTGGGTTATGTCTTTTAAAAACATCAGAACACATGATATAATCACAAATATTGTATTTGTAATTGTTTGCTTTTTCATTCCAATAAAATTGTTCATTTGAATCCGAGGATTCATTGTCGATAACTGTTACATCATGACCCTGGTCTATCAAACGATCTACAAGATTTGATCCAATAAACCCTGCGCCACCTGTTACTAAACATTTCATTTTATATATCCTATATTATTGTAAAAAAGTTGCAAATTTTGATTCTATTGTCTTGTATGAAATTGCATTTTTGTTTTCTAGATCTTTAATATTGATGAACAACACACCTTTATCAATTAAATCTTGATTGCTGGCTTTAATATGTTCAAAGAAATTCCATGCAAGAACTATTACTACTTTTGGTAAATTTTCTACAAAATATTTTTTATTTACAATTTTAATATTTACACCGGGAATGTATTTTCCATTTTTTAATGGATTGTCATCGACTGTGTAATCAATAAACTGATCACCAATATTATAATAATTTAAAGATGTAGTTGCTTTAGCCGGAGATCCATATGCCGAAATATTGTTATATTTGTTTTTTAATTGTTTGACATTTTCATTAACAATTTTTTTAATATTTCCAATATTATTGGCAAATGTTTGATAGGTTTCAAAATCAGTAATTCCAAATTTTAACTCATCATCTAAGAAGTGATGT